TCGCCAACAAGAAAAAGATGGCACAGAAATTACTGGCTACAATTTCATTATCAACGTTGAGAAATCACGGTATGTTAAAGAGAAGTCTAAGATTCCTGTTAGCGTATCTTATGATGGCGGTATCAACAAATGGTCCGGTTTAATTGATATTGCTCTTGAATCTGGGCATGTTATTAAACCAACAAATGGTTGGTATTGTAAAGTTGATAAAGAAACTGGAGAAATGGGCGATAAGAAACGCCTTGCTGATACCATGAATGAAGAATTTTGGGGTGAGATTCTTGCAAGCGAGGACTTCAAAGATTTTGTGAGGAAGAAATATGAAATCTCTTACGGAAACATTATGGGGCAAAATGATGTTTTGGAAGAAACCGAAGAAGTTTAAAGAGTCCGTAGATTTTAAACTTCACGACTTTGAAGATACAGATTTAACTGGCATAGAAATCCTCCGGGGTGACTATGCTGGTGTTGTATACTATTATACCTATGCATCTGTAACAGAGGAACTTAACATGGCTAAACTTAAGTTTGGATACCATGTGGTTAATTTGATGAAATATGACAAGGATGCATTGACAGAAGATGCAACTTTTGTTACAATGTTAGGTGACATACTAACAGAATTAATTTTAACGGAAAAACAAATTGAACCGACTAGAACTCTCTATTCTGAAGAATCTGATATATAATGATGAATACGCACGTAAGGTATTGCCATTCATTCAAACAGAATATTTCTCAGATAACAATGAACGAACCATCTACAATGAGATAAAAGAATTTGTAGAAAAATACAAAAATCTTCCAACTTATGAAGCACTGGTGATTAACTTTACTGAGAGCAAGAAACTCACCGAAGAACAGGTTCGCAACTCAATCCAAATTTTGAGTGATATCAAAGCGAACAAAGATGATCCAACTGATATTCAATGGTTGACTGAACACACCGAAAAGTTTTGCCAAGATAAAGCATTGTATAATGCAATCATGGAATCAGTTACGATTCTTGATGATAAGTTTGGTACCAAAGCAAAAGGTGAAATTCCAAAGATTCTTTCTGATGCTCTTGGTGTTTCATTTGACAGAAATGTTGGTCACGATTACATAAATGATTATGAAGAACGATTTGAATTTTACCATCGCAAAGAAGAACGAGTCCCCTTTGATTTGGATTTCTTTAACAAAATCACAAAAGGTGGTCTACCTAACAAGACGCTTAATATCGCTCTTGCTGGAACTGGCGTGGGAAAAAGTTTGTTCATGTGCCACATGGCTTCAGGCTGTATATCACAAGGCTTTGACGTTCTTTATATCACCATGGAAATGGCTGAGGAAAAGATTGCGGAACGCATTGATGCGAACCTTCTGAATATTAAACTTGATGACTTGCATTTGATAAGCAAAGAAGATTATGAAAAACGCTTTCAAGGTGTGAAAAACAAAACACAAGGCAAACTAATCATCAAAGAGTATCCAACTGCAAGTGCAAGTTCTATGCACTTCAGGTCTTTGTTGAATGAATTGCAATTGAAAAAGAGTTTTCGCCCAAAGATTATCTTCATTGACTATCTGAATATCTGTTCTTCATCTAGGTTGAAACAAGGTGCGAATGTAAATTCATACACTTATGTTAAAGCTATTGCAGAAGAATTGCGTGGTCTTGCTGTAGAATTTAATGTGCCAGTTGTTTCAGCTACACAAACAACAAGGTCGGGTTTCAGTAATTCCGATGTTGACTTGACTGATACCTCAGAATCTTTTGGTTTGCCAGCGACTGCTGACTTTATGTTTGCGTTAATCAACACGGAAGAATTGGAACAACTGAATCAAATCATGGTGAAACAGTTGAAAAATCGCTATAATGATCCTAGTTCAAACAAGAAGTTTGTTATTGGTGTTGATAGGGCTAAAATGAAACTGTATGATGTTGAAGATTCAGCGCAGTCTATAGTTGATTCTGGTCAGATTCCAGATGATAAGCCACTGAATACTTTTGGTAATCGTGAGAGAAAGTTCAATTCCAAGTTTGAAGGTGTGCGTGTATAAATACTCTATAAACAGGAGTACAAATGGCAGGCGCATCCGCAGAACGACAAGAATCAGGTGTTGTTAAGAAAATTAACGATGCTTTTAAGAAAAATAAGAAAAATCCAATAACTGTTGTCGCCGGCAAAACTGTATTAGCTGGAGTAGTCGGGGCAGAAAAATATACTGGCAGACAAGCTGGTGGATCTGAACCATATACTGATGTGGTAATATTTCTTACTAGAAAAGGTAAAGAGGTCACAGCGAATTGTTCCCTAAAAGGTGAGTCTGCTCCATCTCTAGCTGGAGGTGGACTTAAAGGTCTAGAACTTGCAGTGCCTGGTATTGCTAAAAAATTTATGCAAGCCGCTTTTAAGGACTTAACTACAAAAAAGAAGTTGAAGCCTGGCGATAAAGTTCCTGATGTATTTGGCAAAATATCATCAAAGGATAAATTAAAGATTGTTATAGGTAACAAAGCAATGGGTGGACCAATTGATTTTATGTATATTGGTCCCATGGATGTTTCTGGAACATATGATGAAAAAAAGAATATTTTGAAATTGAATGGTGCATTAACAATGGCTGATGAATATGCTAAAACGCATGATTTATATTTTAGATTAAGAGCAAGACGGGAAGACCAGAGATTTGATCCTGATGCTAAAGATGCCGATGGTACGCCAAAAATATATGGTAAATCACCATCAAGAGGCGATAGTGCTGGTCGTATTGTTGTAACTGATAAAGTTCCTTCCACTGGCGTAATAGTAACACTATGAAATTCACAGAATTCTTAACAGAAGGCGTAAAGAAAGAAGGCGCCAATCTTCATCTTGAACACATTGAGGATGAAGTATTAAATCGTGGCGTTGCTGGCGCAAGAGATGCGATTGCATTCCTTCGTTCCTTGCGTGATATGCTTGCTGGTCACGCAGAATCAAAAGTAAACATAACTACAAAATGGGATGGTGCACCAGCTGTGTTTGCTGGTATCAATCCAGACAATGGCAAATTCTTTGTTGGCACTAAAGGCGTCTTCAACGTAAATCCAAAACTGAATTACACAGATGCTGATATTGACAACAATCATCCATCAGAAGGATTGAATGCTAAACTAAAAGTTGCTTTGCGATATCTACCAAAACTGGGAATCACTGGCGTTCTTCAAGGTGATATGATGTTTGCTAAAGGAGACTTGAAGAAGCAAAGTATTGAAGGCGAATCATACATTACATTTCAACCAAACACAATCGTGTATGCTGTGCCTAGTGATAGCGCATTAGCAAGAAGTATGCTATCTGCTCAAATGGGTATTGTATTTCATACTTCATACACAGGTAAAACTTTCAATGATATGAAAGCATCTTTCAACATTGATATCAATCACTTGAAAGCAACCAAAGATGTTTGGTTCCGTGATGCTTACTTTGTTGACGCATCTGGTACTGCATCTTTTACCGAACAAGAAACTAAAGATGCTACATACTTGCTTTCACAAGCTGGTACGATATTTCAGAAACTAAACTCAATGACATTGAATAGAATTTCCGCATCGGAGAATCTTCTTGTTCAAATTAAGACTTTCAACAATACCAAAGTGCGTGAAGGTCAAGCAATTAAAGATACTTATAAACATACACAAGAATTGATTAAGTGGGTTGAAGCTAAACTTAACAAAGAAATTCTTGATGCTAAAAAAGCAGAGACAAAATTGAAACGCCAAGCAGAGAAGAATGAGATTATGCGGTTCTATCGCAACAATGCAAGCGAATTGAAAAACATATTTGACTTAATGAACATGCTTGTAGATTCAAAGAACATGATTGTGAAGAAGTTGCAAGGTATGAAACAAGTTACCAATACATTCTTACGCACAGATGATGGTTTTAAGATTACAAATCCAGAAGGCTTTGTGGCGGTAGATAAACTAAAAGGCAATGCAGTTAAGTTGATTGATAGATTAGAGTTTGCACATGCTAACTTCAATGCCGCAAAGAATTGGAGCAAGTAATGAATAATTTTAAAGCACAAACAAAAATAAATGAAGCATCTTATGCTGGTAACATTGGCATCATGGAGTTAATTAAGTTCAAACAAAAAGCAACTCCAGAGCAAAAGAAAAAGTTTGATGAATACCTTGCACAAAAGAAAACAAAAGAAGTTTGGGAACTTGTGCAGAAAGTAACTGGAGTGCAACTACATAAAAGTGTACAAGAAGAAAAGAAAGTACCTGATGCTGACATTTTACCACCAGCTGGCGCAGGTAATGATGGCACTTCTATCTTGGCAAAGAAATACAAGAAAGACACACCAGGTCAGTAAGACAGATATATATTATTAAGGAGTTTATTATGAAAGATTTGATTATCGGTGCAAGTACCGGATATACTTGGGACACTTTAAAGTATTGGGTTAACTCAATCAATCAGAGTGGTTTTGATGGTGACAAGGTTCTAGTCCTTATGAATTGTGACCGCGAGACTACAATAAAAGTAGCTGACGCAGGTTTCACAATTATAGGATTTGAACAAGATGCACAAGGCAATCTTGTGTATAAGCATGAAGGAATACCTGTTCATGTTGAGAGATTCATCCACATCTATGAACATCTATGCCGAACAGATTATCGGTATGTTATTACCACTGACGTTAAAGATGTTATCTTCCAGAAAAATCCAATTAAGTTTATTGAAGAAAACATTGGCGACAAGAATCTAATGTTTGCTTCCGAAAGCATTCTGTATAAAGATGAAGCATGGGGCAATCAAAATTTGCTTGAGACTTATGGTAAATACATCTATGATAAATTCAAAGATAATGAAATCTACAACGTTGGTGTTCTAGCAGGTACTGGTTCAGCTATGCGTGATTTGTGTATCAACATCTTTACGGCTGCTATCAATCGCCCAATTCCAATCTGTGACCAATCTACATTCAACTTTATGATTTCACAGCATCCATACACAGACACATCACTCTACATGAAATCGGAAGATGGTTGGGCTTGTCAACTTGGTACGACTGGCGATCCAAGTAAGATTGAACAATTCAAGCCACATCTATTAGAGAAGACACCAATCTTTGAAGATGGCAAAGTATGGACAAGTCATGGACATGAATTCACTATTGTTCACCAGTATGATAGAGTTCCAGAATGGCGCAAAGTAATTGAGAAGACATATGGTTGATGGTATCTTTTTCATTTCTTCGGCCTTAAACGTAAAGCAATTATCTGTTTTCTCAAATGAGGAAAGATATCAGCAGACGGTAAACACAATCAAGTCTATTGACAAGATGTGCCCAAACAACGTAAAATACATGTTTGATACATCGTATCAGATACCAGAAGCAAGTTATCTTCAAGGCATGCATGATTTAGGTGTTAAGTTTTTATGGACTGGTTGGAATGACCAAATACAAAGATTATCTGAACAAGGTCAAAGAAGTTTGGCTGAAACTGTAGGCTTCATTGCAATGCTTGATAAGTTTTATACTGAAAAGGTAGAAAGCAAGAGAATTTACAAAGTCTCTGGTCGTTATTGTCTAAACGATAACTTCACCGTGGACCAAGAAGACTTCAAAGATTCTTTTGTATTTCTACCAACAGTTGATTCGTGGATGTCCAAACAACATCAAGAACATGCTGGAGTGGATAGAATATTTGAGTTGAGATTGTGGCATATGGACTACAATTTGCTTGACATTTTTAGAAAAGAGTTATATAATATACTTAATGATATGGTGAAATACAATATTGATGTTGAGCATTCTTATTACAAGAATCTAAACAAATACAAGTGGACAACAGTTAAACCTATAGGACTAGAAGGTGTTATCGCACCAACAGGAGCAATTATTAATGAGTAAGAATGTTTTGATTACCGGTGGATGTGGCTTTATTGCCCACCACGTTATTGATTTGTTGATTGAAAAGACAGATTGGAATATCACAACCTTGGACAGGTTAGATTACTCTGGTAATCTAAATCGTCTACATGAAGTCTTGGAGAAATACGATGCACAAACTCGTAAGAGAGTTAATGTTGTATTCCATGACTTGAAAGCAGAGATTAATCCTCTTGTAAATAACTTCATCAACAAGTTAGGCAAGATTGATACAATTCTTCATCTAGCCGCATCATCACATGTTGATAGGTCTATCACACATCCAATGGAATTCATTCAAGATAATACTATTGGCACTGCACACTTGTTAGAGTATGCACGAAGACTTGACAACTTGGAAACATTCTTGTATTTCAGCACAGATGAAATCTTTGGTTCAGCACCTCCTGGTGTTGCATATACCGAACGTGCAAGATACAATTCAACTAATCCATACTCAGCATCTAAAGCAGCCGCAGAAGAATTCTGTGTTGCGTATGAAAACACATACAAGATGCCCATGATGATTACACATACAATGAATGTATTTGGTGAGCGTCAAACACCAGAGAAGTTTATTCCGTTGTGTATTGACCGTGTTCGCAAAGGTGAAAAGATTTTCATTCACTCAAATGCAGCCCGTACCGAAGCTGGAAGTAGATTCTACATTCATGCCGCAGATGTAGCAGAAGCATTGATGTTTTTGATTACTACAAAGCCTGCTTGCCCAACAGATTATGGTGATGCTAAATGTGCTAAGTTTAACATTGTTGGCAAAGAAGAAGTTGATAATCTAACCCTTGCCAAACTTGTAGCACAAGCACAAGACAAAGAGTTGATTTATGAAATGCTTGATTTCCATAACTCTCGGCCTGGTCACGATTTGCGTTATGCATTAGATGGTACTTTGATGCGTAATCTTGGTTGGGAACCAAAGATTGCATTCAGCGAAAGAATTAAACAAGTAAGCGATTGGTACTTACAGAACACACGGTGGTTAGAACTATGAATTTAGAATATGAAATGATTGAAGAATGTATTGCTTGTGGCTGTACAGACTTGGTACCTGTATTGGATTTGGCTAAACAACCACTTGCAAACTCATACAAGAAAAGTGCTTATGATACCGAATCATACTTCCCACTTGCTATCAATCGTTGCAAGGAATGCTTTCACGTTCAGTTGAGTGTGAGAGTTGATCCAGATTTGATGTATAAAGACTATGCGTATGTTTCTGGTACTGCTAAAACACAATTGGATTACTTTGATTGGTTTGCTGAATTTGCAGCCGAGAAGTATGGAACTAAGCCAATTAATGTACTAGATATTGGATGTAATGATGGAAGCCAATTAAATTCATTTCAAGACCGAGGAGCGCAAACATATGGAGTTGACCCAGCCGAAAATTTGTTCCCTACTTCTTCCGAAAGACACAAAGTTGTCTGCGGATACTTCACAGGTAAAGAATTTAGCTACGAAAAGTTTGATATCATCACCTGCCAAAACGCATTCGCACACAACTTCAACCAGCTTGAATTATTACAAAACATTAGGAACGTCATGCACAAAGACAGTTTGCTCTTTGCTACGACCTCCCAATGCGACATGATTTTGAATGGTGAGTTTGATACAATTTACCACGAACATCTTTCATTCTACAATGTGAAATCTATTGATGCACTATGCAAACGTGCTGGATTGAATTTGATTGATGTAATTAAATCGCCTGTTCATGGCATGAGTTATATCTTCATCATTTCAAAATTTGCAAAAGCACCACGTACAATTGAGAATCTTATTTCACATGAAACAATCAAAGGGTTGTATTCACCAGAAACTTATGACAAGTACGAAGCTGATTGTCTCCACAATGTAAAACAGTTTGGCGACTTCATTAAGAAAATGAAAAAAGAAGGAAGAACTGTTGTTGGTTATGGTGCACCAGCAAAAGGAAACACTCTGATGAATTTTGCTGGCATTGGACCAGACTTTATCATTGATGATAATCCATTGAAGCAAGGCTTGTATGCGCCTGGTGTTAATGTACCAATCTATTCATCACAATACCTAGAAAGCTATTCTGATAAAAATGGCATCGTTTTTATTCCACTCGCTTGGAACTTCTATACTGAGATTGTTAAGAAGATAAAGACTATGCGCCCAGATGGAAAAGATATCTTTGTAAAGCATTTTCCTCAATTCAAAATTGAGGGAGCACTTTACTCCGTAGTGGATTACCATCCTGTATGAAGATTGGATTTGGTTTCTACGGTATAACTGAAGGTACCGATCCAAGAACTGGATATAGTCGTGACTTCACTCATTGCTGGAATGGCATACAAGAAATGCTTATTCAGCCATTTGTTGATAAAGGTCACGATGCTGTGATATACGCATCTACCTATCCATTTTCATCACAAGAATCTGAAACTACATTCTTAGAGACTGTTAAGCCAAAGAAAGTTGTTTACTCAGACTTTGCAACCTCTGATGCATTTACATCCAAATCAAAACTGCATGACGCATTCATCGGTGAAGATTTGGATGCTATTGTCTTTACCAGATTTGATATTCATTTCAGTAAAGTTATAGCCGATGAAGATATTGACTTTAACAAATTCAACTTTCTATTTCCCGAAGATCCAGAATGGTGGAGAACACACAGATTTGCGTGTGATTGCTTCTACATTTGGAATCATAAGTATAGTGAATTTGTTAAAGATGCTATGCGTGAGACTTATGGATGGCCAAGAGGCACATTCTATCCAGATACGCATGGTTTAATTAATTTCTTAGATAAGAAGATGCCAATTGAAGAAATGCATTTTATATCTAAGGAATGTCAGATAAGTAATGTCAATACATTTTATACACTATGCCGCAAAGATGTGCCAGAACATCCTTGCAAACATCCTGAAGTGAGAGAAAAATATGGCTAATTTGATTATATGCCCAGTTGGTATGGAAATGCCACACGATCCTCGTTGGAAAGAGGAAGACCATTGGCGTTGGACAAACAATGACCGTGACTACGAAACACTATTAGTAGTTTACAATGACTTCAATCCTGAGCCAGGTTCTTATGACCACATGATACGCCACAAAGGTCATAAATGGCAAATCATGCAAGCAGTCGCAAAAGATATTCCTATTGGTAAATACAACTACATTGGTTGTGTTGATGATGACTTGATTACAGGTTACAAAGACTTCAATATTGGTCTTATGTATGCACAAACATTCAAGTTTCAATACTGGCAACTATCTATGCCACATGATTCTAGTTTGATTTATCAGCCACTATTCAATGATCCATCTTGTCATTTCTCAGAAACAAACTTTATTGAGATGGGTTCTTGCTTCTTCACCGAAGAAAAATTCAGGTTCTTAATGGAGTTTATTGGTCACTGGGACTTAGAAATTGCATGGGGTATTGATAAAACATTCTATGATTTGTTCCAATGTCCAGCCCATGTAGTTCATTCTGGTATGATTCATCAACCATTCCGTGATAGTTACTACGACAAACAAAAAGCTATGGATGAAATGAACGACTATCTGTACAATAAGTATCCATCCATACTTAAGCAACACTATGGTCGCCAATCTAATTTTGTAGATAGACAAGATACTTTGAGAAAGTTTAGATTAAATGTTGAAACTAATAATTCTTGATGTTGATGGTGTAATGACCGATGGTCGTAAATACTACGACAAAGAAGGAACGGTCAGATACAAAACATTCTGCGATAAAGATTGGACTGCAATCAAACGCTTTCGTGCGCTAGGTCTTGAAGTTATATTTTTAACTGGCGACCCATTCAATGTTGCAATTGGTGAGAACAGAAAGATTGATGTAATCGTTAATCGATTTAGTGGTGAACACAGAGACAAGTCAGACTATCTAACTGAGATTTGTAAAGATTATGATGTACAGCCACATGAAATTGTTTTTATTGGTGATGATATCTTTGATGTGCATCTAATGCAACTTGTTGGTATTGCATTCTGCCCATTAGATGCACCAAATATTGTTAGACAAAATGCTAAAGTTTTGGATGGAAATGGTGGTGAGAATTTGATAGCAAAAATGTATGATTACTTAGAATCTAAAGGACTAATCAGCACAGGCAACTTTGCTGACCATTTAGATAAAGTTTATGAATTAGATGTACGTGAGAAATTTTAATGTTTGATATTACTTTGTATGGTCATTTGACCAATGATACTATTATTGACGGTGACAAAGAAACTATGTCTCTTGGTGGTTTGTATAACTGCTGGAAAACATTTATTGAATTGGATAAAAATCTACAGATTGGTTTAATGCCCACTGTCGTTGGTACTGCTGAGATTACTATTGATAGAAAAACATGCACAAGAACATCTAAAGCAAATTTAAATGAAACTTATCTACAGACAGAGATAAAGCCATCAAGAATTTCACATGTGCTTTATTTAAATGAATTGGAAGACACATCTTTTCTGCCGAATTTAAGAGGTATTGTTAGTGCCGACTTATGTAAAGGTAGAGAGTTAGACTATAACCTACTTCAATATGTGGACTATCTTTTCGTATCTGATGATGAACATGATGTTCAAAAACTGAAAGATTATTCTGTTGGATTGGTAATTTCTCATTCACCAAAAGGAAGTGTTATTTTTAGTGGCAATCTTGTACAGCCATACTTGATGCACAGAACTCATATGGTAGAAGAAGCAAACGTCCTAGGCGCTGGTGATATGTTTGCATCATGCTTTTTATACGCTATACATAAGAAGTGGTCATTGCATGGTGCTATAGAATTTGCACACATTACCACTGCTGATTTGATTAGGAAATATAATGAAAAAATATAATTTAGTTTTGCCGATTGCTGGTAAAGCACAACGATTTATTGATGCTGGTTACTTGATGCCAAAGCCTTTGATTTTGGCTAAAGGCAAACATGTTATTGATTGGTCATTAGAATCTATTGACACATCCGATTGTAACTTGATTTTTATTGTTAGATTGGATCACATTTACAATTTTAGCATTGATAAGATTTTGAAACAAAAGTTTGGTGATGATATCTCCATCGTGACAGTTGACTATGTAACACAAGGCGCATTAGAAACTTGCACACTCGCAGAAAGATACATTGACAATGAATTACCTCTTTACATTTACACTCCTGATGTATATTTTCTTCCTCAGTTCAAGCCAGATTGTATCTCAAGTGATACCGATGGCTTTCTATTAACATTCCAAGCAAATAGTCCTGATCACAGTTACGCTGAGATTGGTGAAGGCGGTATTGTATCCCGTGTGGTTGAGAAGGAAGTTATTAGTGAACATGCTAACGTTGGATTGTATTACTTTAAAACTGGCAAAATGTTCTTACAATACGCATGGGAAGCGATTGACCAAGAATTGTTAATCAAAGGTGAGTATTATATTGCACCAATCTACAATTACATGATTCGTGATAGATTGAAAGTTACTGCATGTGATACAGAGAAGATGCACATTCTTGGCACACCAGCAACATTTGAATTTTTCTGTGATAGAGTATTGCCTAACTTTGGTGATAAGCCAATTGCTGTTGCTTGTGACCATTCTGGATATGAATTGAAGGAACAATTCATTGACTTACTAGAAGAATATTTAATACCATACATTGATTGTGGTACATATGTAAATAAGCCATGCGACTATTATGATTATGTTAGTCAATCAGCGCAGTTGATAAACAACAATGATTGTGACTTTGGTGTTTCATTCTGTCGTTCCGGTCAAGGTGTAAACATTTCGGCTAATAAAGCAGGATTGATATCCGCACTTTGCTTTGATGAATTTACTGCTGAGATGGCAGTAAGACACAATTGTGCTAATCATTTTGCAGTTCCATCTAAATATGTTGACAAAGAAATGATGCGTAAGATGATTCAAATTTGGTGTACTACCTCGTTTGATGGCGGCAGACATTTCACTAGATTGAATAAGGTACTAAAATGACAATGTATATTGCACACAGAGGAAACTTAGAGGGTCGTATAGCTGAACACGAAAACGACCCAGTATATCTCCAAGAAGCTATTGATGAAGGATATATGGTTGAAGTTGACTTATGGAATATTGATGGGCAACTAAAACTTGGACACGATGATAAATTCCATAACATAACTTTTGATTGGTTACTTGAAAGAAAACCATTTATTCTCAATCATTGTAAGAATCGTGAAGCACTTGATACTACATTGAGAGGACATTTACATGCTTTTTGGCATACCGATGAGGATTATGTCCTAACTACATGGGGATACACCGTTGGATATCCAGGAAAAGAGTCTGTTGGTCAAACATTCATACTTGGAGTGCCCGAAAGAGTGTATGCATTAGATGATATCAAGCACAGAATCACATTTGGAGTAATGTCTGACTACGTAAAACTGCTAAATACATAAATAGATTAAAAACTTAACTTGCTGTAGAGGCGGGGAAAAATATGGATTTTAAGCGGTTCCTAGAAGAACAAAAAGAAAAGCATGCCGTTCTAGCCTTTGGACGTATGAATCCACCAACAGTTGGCCACGCCAAACTTGTTGACAAAGTAAAAGAGGTTGCAAAAGAAGTTGGTGGAACACACCATGTTGTAATCTCTCACTCACAAGATGCCAAGAAGAATCCTTTATCTGCACAAGATAAACTCAAACACGCAAAAAGATTCTTTCCAGATACAAATCTGAGCACCTCAGACAAAGAACATCCAACATTTCTACAACACGCGGCTAAGTTACATAAAGCCGGGGCTACACACTTGCATATGATTGCAGGTTCTGACCGCGTTGATGAATATAAAACTAAATTAGCGCAGTATAATGGTAAACATAAAGGCGCATTATATAACTTCAAACACATAACTGTCCATTCAGCAGGTGAGCGTGATCCTGATGCTGAAGGTGTTTCTGGTATGTCTGCATCCAAAATGCGCGGCCATGCTGAAACTGGTAACTTCAAAGAATTCAAAAAAGGTATTCCTAAGCATGTAGCACCAGAACATGCAAAAGAATTGTACCATGATGTGCGTAAAGGTATGAATCTTAGAGAGGATATAAACTATTTCTTTGAGCAGTTATTGACCGAAGGCGTACACGACAAAGCAATCTTCAAAGCAGTATTTTTATCTGGCGGACCAGGTTCAGGTAAAGACTATGTGTTGGATAACACACTTGCTGGTCATGGACTAACAGAAATCAATTCAGATAAGGCACTAGAATTCTTGATGGATAAAAGAAATCTAGACAAGACAATGCCAGCATCTGAAAAAGAGGCTCGGGATATTATTCGCGGTAAAGCAAAAGATTTGACCGAATTGCGCCAACGTTTAGCATTGCTTGGTCGTAATGGACTAATCATCAATGGCACTGGCGATGATCCAAAGAAGTATGCTAAAATCAAAAAAGAATTAGAAGAACTTGGTTACGAAACTTCAATGATTGCAGTTAACACCAAAGATGAAATTTCATCAAAGCGTAACATTGAACGTGGTCAGCGTGGTGGTCGTACTGTGCCAGAAAACATTCGTAAAGAAAAATGGGATGCAGTAAACAATGCAAGACCAGAAATGGCTAAGTTGTTTGGTAAAAATTATATGGAGTTTGATAACTCCGAAGATTTGCGTAGTGCCTCTCCAGATGTAGTGAAAGCAAAGAAAGATGAGTTGCTACAATTGTATAAAGGCATACAAGACTTTGTTAAAAGACCTCCTAAAAATCAACAAGCATCTTCATGGATTGCAGGTGAGTTATCTAAGAAAGATAGCTTGCCTGTGCCAAAGAAAGGTGCTGAACAAATGGGCCCAGCAGAATCTAATGCCGCTGAACAAGCACGTAAATTAGGTTTGCAATATTTTGGCTTTGGACGGTATGGTAAGAATGGTAAGGTGACACACCATTCTGTGCATGATAAACTTGTACAAGATCCTACTCATGCGGATCAAGAAAGAATGACTAAGAAAGCGGCTAGTGTTACCGCATCGGCTGCAAGTGGAAGTGTTCCAAAGAAAAAAGTTAATGAATCTATAGACGATGAATTTGAATTGTTGGAAGAAATCAGCCCATTCAAACAAAAAGTTAAGCATTCCGACGGTCATACATATGTTGGCAAAGACAGTAGACCAAGATTGTTTGCTATAAGAAACAACGCGGCTAAAGAAGCACATCGTCAAGACGGTGAAGTTGTGAGAGTTGAAAAAGGTTACATGGTTAAATTAAAGGAGAGTACAGATGTTAAAACTAATCAAGAGTTTCTTCAAGAAACAAACACCACCAGTGGAAGAGAAACATCCATTGGACATTCAGAAATATCAGGCACCATCACCTGCGCCCCAGGCAGTGGAACCGTTACCATTACCGAGCATTGTGGAGACTCCAGCGCCCACATTGGTGACGGAAGCGCCTACGATCCAACCGGAAGAAAAAGTCGTATTACCGGTAAAATCTACTACTCCAAAATCAAAGAGCAGTGGAAGAAAAAAATCAACGAAATAGACCAAGGTATAGAATCCGGAATGTCAATGGCTGCTGGAGGAGAATCTATCAGCCGTGACATGGGTGAAGTCATTGGTAAGAATGGCAAAGCAACTCCATTAAAGAAAAAAGTATAAATGAAAACTTACAAAGATTTTATTTTAGAAAAAGAAAGATGCTGGAGTGGTTTTAAACCTGTTTCGGGTAAAAAACCATATACACCGGGTTCTTGCGTTAAAGAAGATGTTGACTTAACCGAATCTCCTGCATGGACACGCAAAGAAGGACAGAATCCAGAAGGTGGTCTAAACAGAAAAGGTATTGCATCTTATCGGGCAGCTAATCCTGGCTCTAAATTATCTATGGCTGTTACTACTGAACCAAGTAAACTAAAGCCAGGATCAAAATCATACAAACGCCGTAAATCATTTTGTGCAAGAATGGGCGGTGTTGATGGACCAATGAAAAAGCCAAATGGTGAACCCACACGCAAAGCACTCGCACTAAGAAAATGGAATTGCTAAAAATAACAAAAACTAGGAGAAACTATGTACACCGATAAAATTACACAATCAGTTGCTGAAGCCGTAAAGAAAGTTATGGCCGAAGAACTATCAGCAAAACAAAAAAGCATTGCTAAAATTGCAGGAAAAAAATCAGAGATTGATTCTGCTGATTTAGCCGCTTTGCGTTCTGGCGCTAAACCTGTAAAAGAAGGTTGGCAAGATATGCTTGATGACGTTAAGAAACGTGCTGGTCCACAACCAAATGGTGGCGCTGGTATGAAACAAGGCTCACGTTACGGCGGTTCAAAACAAAAAGATGAACCAGAAGATAAAAAAGAAGTAAAAGAAGATATTGAGAAAATTGAAGAATTATCTAAAACTACTTTAGGTTCATATATCAAGAAAGCCACTAATGATAAAGCAGATAGGGCATATGGTAACGGTTGGTGGGACTCCAGAGGTGGACGAACAACTTACCCACCCAAGGACACACCTATAGAAAATAAAACTGAAGTTGACCAAAAACAGAGAAATGCTGGTATCAAAAGAGCAGTTAATAAATTAACCAGAGAAGATATTGAACAAATTGATGAGTTGTCTAAAACTACTTTAGGTTCATATATCAAGAAAGCCGCTGACGATAAATCAAAAACGGCATATGACCATGGTTATATAGACTACGCCAATGACGGTGACAAACCTGAAAGAGTTAGTATGTATGATAAAGTTGAACTTGGTCAAAAAAGAAGAAATGCTGGTATCAAAAGAGCAGTTAATAAATTAACCAGAGAAGAACAAGATATCAATGCTATCAATGGTGTTAAAATGTCTAATGTTGATGAATCAAGTCATCAAGCAAAAACTACAATGAAACACATTCCTAATGCATCGCCCGAATTGAAGAAAGCCGCAAAAGACATTAAGCCAGGTATTGCTGGATTCCGTGACCGTATTGCTATGCTTAAAGCTGGTGGTGTTAAAGAATGAAAAAAGTATCAGATGTTTTCAAAAACATCCGATATGCCGTGGGTGAACCGCAGGCTATGCAAGAAGATTTGCGTAATTGGTTTAATCCAAATCATCCTGAAGGCGATTGGAAAAGAGTTAATAGTAAGGGTGAAGTTGTTGGCGATTGTGCAAGAGAACCTGGTGAACCTAAACCAAAATGCATGTCAAAAGAATTAAGAAACTCTTTAACTAAAAAAGAAAAAGCATCCGCTGTTAGAAGAAAAAGAGAAGAAGATCCTAATCCTGAGAGACAAGGCGCACCTATTAATGTTACAAATAAGGTAAATGAAGATATGGAACAACTAGACGAAAAAAACAAGCCTACTAACCCAGAATTGTGGTCAAGGGCTATAGCGCAAGCAAAATCTAAGTTTGATGTTTATCCTTCTGCGTATGCTAATGGCTGGGCATCAAAGTGGTACAAGTCAAAAGGCGGTGGTTGGAAAACTGTTTCGGAAGCCAAAGAAAAGTCTGAATACGACTATGAAGGCGATATGGCACGTGGTCAACTACAAAGTATCATCAATAATGCTCAAAGAGTGCATGATATGTTAGAAGACAATGATAATCTACCTGAGTGGGTTCAATCTAAAATTACTCTTGCAGAAGATTACATTTCAACAGTGGCTAACTACATGATGAGTGAAGTTGATGAAGAAGTTGAACTTCAGGAAGAAAAACAACAACATACACATGTTACAACACAAGATTTAGATTTTTCTGGCCACGGAGAAACACATATTGTCAAAAAAGGCTCACATATGAGATATGTGGAAGGATCAAGACAGATGTTTGTTCACTTAAAAGATGGTAAACCTGTTCGAAAAACTCATCCATTTTTAGTTATACCTCACGAATTTCTCAAAAGGGTAAATGAAGAAGTTGAGCAACTAGAAGAAGGTCGCCCATCACAGCGTCATCCACTTGAGGGACATGAGTATCATAAAAAGACTGATGCTGAGTTAATACACATTGCTAAAGATGCACACAAAGCAGCCGAAGCAATGAAGTCACACAATACTACTGCTGAAAATAAGTATCGTGACCAAGCAAATGATTCTGCTACTGTACGATACTATCGCCAAAAGAATGGTATGGCTGACTGGTACAAAAAGAAGTATGGTCATATCAAAGAAGAAGTTGTTGATGAAGAAGTAAAAGATGAATATGCACGTAAGGTTGATAAGTACCTGAAAAAGAAACATGGCAAAGATGATTCTCAAAAGAAATTGCCAATGGGCGCTGGCTTTGCAGCCGCAAGACGTAAAGCAAGACTTGCATCAAATGGTCGTATGGATGAAGCACTATCACCAGCAATCAGAATGCAAATGGCATTGCAGAAAGCAAGAGAAGACCGTGAAAGGTCTGAGCGTAATGGTGAAGCAGCCATGGCTGGTAAATTTTCTTCTGGTTCAGCTAAACAATCAACAAAGAACCATACTTTAGTTTCTCCTAAGAATGAAGAAGTTATTGTAGAAGACGATGTTATCAATAAAGAACCAAAGTTGCCATTTGATGAACCAACAAAAAAAGCTATAGGTAAAGTTAAAGACAAATCTGGTGCAGTACATACACCTATGTCTAGAACAAAAGATATTGCTAAAAAAGCGGCTCGTAGGCAAGCTGGTATTAAAGAGGCTGCGGATGTAAATGATCCACTAGACAAAATTGACACATCAGCGAAACGTTCGCTATCAAGAACTGCTGGTATGGTTAAAGATTTAGCTACAAATGCAAAGGCTAAAGCTAAATCCAAAGACAAAAAAGACACTTTTGAAGCAGAACCAGAGTTGTCTTCTCAAATAATGAAGCAAGATTAATTCATAAATATAACAATAACAATAAGGAGACTTAAATGTCACTATGGTCTAATTCAGATTCAGCTAACGCAGCCCCAATATTTCCAGGTGTTGCTGGTGTAAATAACGCCAATGGATCACAAATGTTTAGCAATACACAAATTGCCGCTTTTAATACTGGATTGCGTGAAACTACTGGTATTTTTGGTGTTGATGTTACCGAACAAACAGTAGCAATGTCATCAAATACTCATCCACAACACGCTGGCTGGGTTCTAGTTACTCGCGGCACAGGACCAATCATTAGCGTTACAGCTAACACAAGTTCCGTTGCAACAAACACTACATTAACACTAACTGGCGGTGGCACTGGCGCTGTACAAGCTAACGTATACGTTTCAGTTAATGCTCAAGGATATGTTGTTAACTCAGCAATTCAAATTCATGAATTGAATGGATTCATAGGCGGCAACTACTTGACTGTTCCGACTCATGGAACTGCTGGTAATGCAAGATTCACATTTACACTAGGTGGTCGTGCTGGTCGTAGTCAAGCAGAAACTCTAGTTGCTACGGGTACAATTGGCGTTGGCGCAGTTGTCGCAGATGCAGCCGACGATACGATTTTTCCTGACACTTGATGATTAACTTTAAGGCATACTTGACCGAGGAAATCCAACCCGGTCAAGCTGTTTTGGCGCATGAGCCCAACGATAAGCAATCGTTATCGGTGAATAATCCTGTGCTAGTTGCTAAGATAAACTCAGTTTTTACTATAGAACTGAATGATATCTTTTTATCGCCAGAATCTGGATTCCAGAAAGTGCGTAAGGTATTGCATAGATTTGGTCTAGACATGCCACCAATGTACGATATGGATCCAGATGGTGATGAAATTGTTATAGATGTAACTCAATTTGGTGATGCATCATTAGGTTCGGGATTGTTGTATATCCTATACAGCCTCAACGATGAAGGTTATTATGATTTCTATGCTGAGATTAATGACGAAGCTGGCATAGAAGAACTACTGTCTTCTGGTATTGAGGGAGAAGACGAAGAAGAAGAATAATAATGTCCTTTGATGATTTGACAAGTGAGAATTTTCTGCTGTATGCAGTCAAGGCTTACGATAAACCAAACTGTATTATGAGTGAATTCAAGGAAGATATGAAGCGATTCAACTATCTTAAACGATTGTTTCGCCGATATCGCAAAATGGATGATTTACGGGAAAGACTTGTAATAAACCATTTAGTTGTAGTGTATAATGTTTTTGGTGTAGAAGTAGCAACACGTATGCTATTTTATAAAATGAGCAAAGATGATTACTCAGCACTAAAAACTTATTTAATATTTTTAAATTATATGCCAGCAGTTGTTCACGGTATTAAGGGCCAAGATATCATATCTTCCGAAATACCAGTTGACATGAAGATAGCAGAGGTCTTAAGAGAAATAAAATGACTATAAAAGAAGAT